CGGTTGGCCTCAAGCCATGCCATTTCCGCCGGGGTGAACTTGCGATGACGGCCCTTGTAGCGGTCGCCCTCGCGGCCGGTTTTCCAACCCTTGCGCTTGCGGAGTCCGTGCAGGTTCATGGCCGAGACGTCAGGGCGCGCGAACGCAGCCTGAAAGGCCCGGTGATAGTCGCTGATGACCATCGTCCGGTTGGCTTCTAGCCACGCCATTTCGGCGTCGCTGTAGATGATCCTGGCGCCTCTCATCGCGGAGCCTCGATCATCGTCAGCTTGTCGTGGAAGCGCTCGCCATGCTCGGCGATCAGTTCAACCGCCTTCAGGTTCAGGTTCTGCGCGCTGACGATCTGTGCCGCCACGCCGATGATGGCCTTGGAGCGCTCGACCTCTTTGT